TTACCCACGGTCAGTAGTTTATCGTTTATAATATTGACGGTCTGATTATTCATAACACTCAAATTATCGTCCACGCCTATATTCGTTGATAGGCTTCGGACCACTTCAGTCTCATGGTTACCGCCGATCATTTGCTGTAAGGAACCTTTAATATTCATTGTCATATCTTTCTCGACCTGTAAATGATAATTACCATAGACCATCTGACGGAGATCGCCGTCGACCGTCATATTACAATTACCTTTAATATGAATATTCTTATTGTTAATCACGACCTCGTAATCGTCACCGACTATTTTAACTTGGCGAGTTCCGTCATTATAGATTTCTTCATAGGAACCAGAAGTATGTAATCGATGAGTACGCTCATATCCCGGAGTATCGTCGATCTCTGTCATATGTCCTGATTCAGATTCGTTTACTTTATTATATGGATAGTCAGGGATGTGTTCATTCATCGGAGAGAGTTCGGACCATGGCTGTTCTGCATAGAAAGCGTCGGCCTTATCCACAGCCACGGAAGGAATTTTTGCAGGGACCGCGGTCTGTACGACCGGAGGAGTTTCGCCCTTACGAGCATCCATAGCATTTGAAACGGAATAGTATTCCTGGCGAGCTGCGAAGTTAATATCAGATTCTTCCGCATATTCTCCTCTTGGATATTCGTCGCCCGTAAAGCCTAAATTCTTAGAGCGAGGAGAATTTTTTGATGCCACCGATCCTAATATAATCGGATCCTGTGCAGAGGCTCCATCACGAAAGAAGCCGACGACCCAAGAGCCTTCCATTAATCCATGAGGCGTATCCCCTATACCCGAAGTACCAGAGGAAGTTGTGGGTAACATGACAGTGGCCCAGGGAAGATCGTCTACGTCTAGTTCTTCCTTATTCTCTGTATGGTAACCAAAGCAACGTACCTTTACTCTATTTAATTCATAGGGATCGAATCTATCTTCGACTACACCCATAAACCAACTAAATTGTCCACCTATAAACTGATCTATATTTCTCATATCGCAAACCTCTGTATCCCATTTTTTCTGCGGGAAATTTTTTTTCTAGAAAGCAAGTCAAACTTTTTTTCAGAATATAAAACGGCCAACCTCTGAGGCTCAAAAAACTGTTGGAGGCTAGACCCGCCGCTGCTCAGAGAAACCGTTGAACTCTCTATAAAGTGGTCTATAAACACTATTCCTTCTCCAAAATTTCTGCCATGCTGTCTAGGAATGAATCCTTCTTACATTTTATATTCATTGTATATGTCCCTGGTGATATAAAGACATGTTGTATACTAGTAATAATATATTTACCTGATAGTATTTTATCTTTATATGTTGACCGTTCTCCATCTATATAGTTAATTACCTCTACCTCTATCTTCTCACCACATGATAGATCAAAGTTACCTACCGTTACCAAGTCAATTGACATCGTATCTATATTACTTATATACGCTTCTCCTTGTAGTATCGTGGCATCAGTAGGTGCATGATAGTTATCAAACTCATCATCAAAGGCTCCGGTATTATAAGAGATATAATGGTTCTTAGCCTCATTGTAGTCCTCTATACGACGGTCATGAAAGGATACATCTTCAAATGGTTTATTTGGGTTAAGCTTCAGAGTGTCATCAGAGTAATTATAAGAGGCCACCGTATAGCTCTTATCAGCAACATTTAATCTATGTAACTGAGAGGCATACGCGCCTTCTGAGCCCTGGATATATTTAGACATACTCATATTAGCGGTCAGCTTTAATACCTTATATAGCTCATCATTAAACTGTCCCTCAGTACCGACCACCTTCTTCTCAAACATACTGTGCTTATATAGACCCTTGCTGTCCTTTAATAACATGTTCTCATAGGAATCAAATATTATACCGTCCTTCAGTGTCTGATAGAAATAGAATGGCGAACCATTATCATAAGAGTTCCTTGTTAACCAATTAATAGCGAACAAGGGTCTGAACCTCGTATAGACACCCTTAATAGAGTGTTGTGTATCTTTGTTAATATAGAACGGAGTGACACCGAGATCATCCGTACATATGTTCTCAATAAGGGTTGCGGTTGTATTCGCAAATGGTTTAGTCAGAGTCATGAACTGATTAACATATGCATGCTCTGCAACACAACTCAGAATATAGGTAGAAGCCCCTTTCGTCTTCGCGTAGTCCTTGATCTCTGCTACATATACCGTATTAGTATACTTCTGTCTCTCCCCAGTCGGAGTGTTTCTAGACATCTCAAAGGTAACCTTCTCGTGCCCTGAGAGCTTTAGTTTCTCATACATACCACTAGCATCTAATATAGAGATCTCTACCTTAATAGAAGCCCTATAGATTGACTCAGTCACATGTATCTTAGCAACCAACTGTGTTATATTAAAGTCTTCATCACCATTGCCTGGGTATATCTTTACACTATTTAAAGTATAACCAGATGGCTTAATAGTCTTACCGTTCTCTATGTACTCAGACATTCTTTATAATCGCCTCGTATTCATCAACAAATTTATCAATATACTTTGGATTAACTATTTTAATTCTACTACGTGCTTCATTAGAATCAAATAAGTAATCTCTATTAGTACGGAATGAAAGGAACTCCATTGGTTCTCCGCCTGATACAAAAGCGGCTGGTGTTACTACTCTCTTCTCCGGATCATCTGTTCTATAATAGGAATGAGGTGCATCTATGTACTTATATACGTCATAAGTATTAACAGAGTCTCCACTTGTCCCACCTGTAATACTCTCACTCGCATTGCCGGGTCCGCTCACACTAGACCCAATAAATGAGCCGTTCACATCTTGCAATACTAATTGATTCATATCTATATTCTTTTTAACTAATTTACCTGTAGCTTCACTGTTATTACCTGTTATAGTCTCTCCTAATTCGAATCTACCTGCTAGAGAGTCATCTTGCCCTAGTATTACTCCTATATCTCCGCTTTCTGATATAGATGGATTGGTTGTAATAGCGGTTCCTTCATAATGTTGCAAAATATACTCGTTTAGTTTTTCTTGACTCATAGGCCATGCTGCAAGACCGTCATGTAGAAACGGATTCAATACAAAGAATGTCCAATAATAGTCAGGAGTATCATATAGACGAAGAGATACAACATCTGGTCTTTCTCCGTTCTGTACCTGATATAGAGTATATGTATTGACATCATCTTCGAACGCTGGCATGACCCTCGCTGTCTTGAATATATTAACTACTTGCTGTATGACACCATTTCGATTGAAATCGTATGGCACTTTATCGAATTGACGAAAATACATTATCCTTCTCCTCCTACGTCAGTGACTCCTTTGAATGTTTCAGGGTCTCTATTTGTATATCCAAGGCCGTTGTTATCGTATAGATCGTCTCTTGTAATGGCTCTGACCTCTTGGAATGTTAGATTCAGGTCTATTTCAACAGGAGCTGCACCATCTGCATCTACCGCATGAAAGGAATTACCCGCACTATTATAGGTAGATGTCATATTAATCAGATATGACTCAATCATACGTGGCATATATTTGTTGACTGTATCTCCTGCAAAGAATTGTACTCTCCATCTTGGCGGATATTTCATTTGTCCGGGACTTGGTGTATCGGGATAGAGATACTTACGAAATGCATTCTCGATTTGCCTTGCAAGTTTTGATTCTTTTGCAGACTCTGGAACTAGCTTAAACTGAAATGCAAAAGATCGTAGTACTGTACCGTCAAATGTCTGAGTTGTAAATGGATTGACCACAATACCACGTTTCAATTCAGCCTGTACTGCCGCAGCGGTTATCATACCGCCGGCATCTGCCTTAATCTTTTGTATACCTTGCCCAACAATATCAGATCCGGTCAATTCGTTTCCTGTATTTGTACCTTCTGCAACGGCACCAAGTAATCCTAGGTTGGTAGATCCATAGGTGGCTCCGTCTGCTGATGCAACACCTTGAGGCATGAAAATATGAATAGCCTGAAAGTCAGAGAACTTCTCCGATGTGGTGAATTTAATGTGTGGAAAATCGTCTTCTGCAATTTTCTTTCGTAGTCCTTCCGGAAATGTGAGTATTGTCATACGTTTACCTATATAAATAGAATTGATTATATTAACTATAAGAGTATTTATATGAGTTACAAAGGTCGTTACACAGTAAAGAATAAGCAAAAGTATGCCGGTGATACATCAAAGGTAGTCTATCGTTCATTATGGGAAAGACAAGCCTTTCGTTGGTGTGAAGAGAATCATAATGTCCGTGCATGGAACAGTGAAGAAATAGTAATACCCTACAAATGCAAAACAGATAACAAATTACATCGTTATTTTGTAGATCTATTGGTTGAAATGCGTAATGGTGAAGTGATATTAGTTGAAATCAAGCCTAAGAAACAGACCCAACCACCAAAGGGTAAGCGTAAGACAAAGAAACATCTCAATGAAGTCACTACGTATATTAAGAATACATCCAAATGGGAAGCAGCTCAACGCTTTGCAGAGCATAAAGGATGGAAGTTTCAGATTTGGACCGAGGATACTTTAAAAAATCTTGGTATCAAACTACTGAAATCTTGATATAAATAGTAGTATGGCAAGCTTATTTGACACATTACAGGCAGGAGCATTCCGAGCGGGAGTTACGGCAAATACGAAGAAATCAAAAGAGTGGTTTCAACGTAAGGTTCGTGAATTAGAAATACCAGAGCGTAGAGCATTGTTGAAGGATACTGCATTGAAGCAGACCACTCAACCAAAGATTGGTGATATGATGATGTATTTCTATGATCCAAAGCATAAACAAACTCTACCATACTATGATAGATTCCCTTTGACAATCATGGTAGAACCAGCTCCTGGCGGGTTTCGTGGATTGAATCTACATTACCTTTCTCCTATGGTCCGTGCAAGATTCCTTGATGAATTAATGGCATTAGCACCAAAGAAGATGACCGATACATCACGATTAAATAAGCTAAGGTATGACCTATTGCAAGGTGCAAGGAAGTATAAGGAGTTCGAACCATGCTTCAAACATTACCTCATGCCAAATATTAAATCACGTATTGCAAGAGTCCCTATGACTGAATGGGAGATTGCAATCTTCTTACCAACTGAACAGTTCATGAAAGTAAAAGCACAAACTGTTTGG